TCAACTCGCCGATTTAACGATAAAAGTCACTACACCAAAAACGTCCAGGGTGTCTTCATTGCCAACGATAATCGGGCTGTAAGCGCTGTTCATTGGGTTAAGCTGGACAGTCGGCCGAAGCTGCAGGCGTTTTACTGTAAACTCCCCTTCCACTGCGGCGATCACGATATCTCCATGATCTGCTGTAATGGAACTGTCAACCACCAGCAGATCACCATCACCAATTCCCGCATCGATCATAGAGTCCCCGGCAGCCTTCAGGAAGTAGGTTGAACTCGGGTGTTGGATCATTAATTCATTGAGATCGATACGCTGCTCGACATAATCCGCTGCCGGGCTGGGAAACCCACATTGCACTAAGTCGCTGAAAAGCGGGATGGCAATGACTTCACGTAACTCTGCTGGTCTGTACAACTTCATAATGCACGCCTCGATACTGTTTTTATATACAGTAGTTGAATGGGGAATTCTGATCAAGGTGCACTGTGAAGCCTACTGATTAATGCTTAAGCTGTTTGCTCGTAACCTTCTCATGCATCGACAAATATGCTTTTGTAAATTTTTCGGCCCGCCTATTGTTCGTAGCCATTCGGCTTTCCTGCCGGGAATTTTTTATACAATGTGCAGACTGCTACGTCGTAAATTAATGCGACTTGCTTGCGGTTGATGCCGTTCGCAACGAGTCGTCCAGCTTGTGCCCATTGCTCCGGGGAAAGTTTCGGACGCCTGCCGCCTATCCGACCATTTTCGCGCGCTGCTGCTAATCCTGCCCGGGTGCGTTCAACAATCAACTCTCTTTCCATTTCCGCCAGTGCTGACATGATGTGAAATATGAATCGGCCCATCGGGCTGGAAGTGTCGATGCTGTCAGTGAGGCTACGGAAATGAATTCCGCGCTGCCGCAATTCATCTACCAAAAGTACAAGATTCCGCATACTTCGGCCCAGTCGATCCAGCTTCCAGACCACCAGCGTATCGCCCTCGTTTAACGTCCGAAGCAGCTTTTTTATTACTGGGCGATTAGCCACCGTCCCGCTCATTTTTTCTTCGAATATCTGGTCGCATCCTGCTCGTTCAAGTGCCTGTCGCTGCAGATCGGTATTTTGGTCATTAGTTGACACCCTTACATAGCCAATTAGCATGTTTTTCAATCGCCTTTAATCATCGAAAAATGAGGATTGATTATCAGCTACACGACTAAAAATGATTATATAAAACGTCGGTTTAGGAGACAGTGCGACGAAGACCGTTGGAATCGCTGCAGGGAACGTCATGCAAGTTGGGGCTTTCGGGTTGGGTGTCCAAAATACTCCGTACATGGATGCGACTGGGAATTCGGTTTCATCCTTACTTTCAATACAGGGTGCAGCCGATTACAACCCAGCCGGCACAACGGGGGTAACAGTACTTCATATTCCCCAGGGATCATACGGTTCCGATCTGGCAATGACTGCGGGTGGGAAGGCCCGTGGTTTTATTCGTACCTACGGCAATTATCAGGGGGGGGTCTGGTCAGAACTGTATTCTACAGCTAACACTACTAGAACCAGCGACGGAACACTTAAAGCTGCCTCTCCAGTTGTTCAAATAAGCCATGATGGCAGTTACGTGGTAAACGATGAATCGGACGGCTGCACTGCTTCGCGTCTAGCAGTTGGTCTGTACCTAATCGAAGGTTGTATGGGGATGAATGCAGACGCTGCGTGGGGCGGTATAGATGGTGGTTTTGAAATACCTACTGACCGCAATAAGCAACCTCTCATCTGGTTAGACTATGAGGTAAATGCCGATGGCTCTGTGTTGGTAAAAACTTTCCATCGCACATATCCAGCTGCACCTAAATTCGCCAGAAACGAACTGCAAGGTATAAGCGACGGTGACCCGATCGATATACCGCCGGATCAGTTTGTTTCCATAAGGGTCGAGATGCCTGACGATTCAAACTTTAACCAAAAAATGATTCTGCCTCCGTCGTAGTAGCGTTTGCTTCTAACTCGCGAACACGGATTGCCAGTGCTTTAATCGCAGCAAGCGCATCGAGTACCAATGGATTAAGGTCGAGTGTCATTTTCCCTGATTCTTCAGATGAATGAACATACTGGGGATCTACTTTTTCGAGCTCCTGAGCAATGACTCCTCGGCGAACCGTTTTATCCTCATCAGCAAGGTAATAGAAGGTTTTGAAATCCATTGTCTCTATGTTGGATAGAGACTCGTTTAAATCAAGTTCCCCTGTCACCTTTTTGAAGTTGATGTCAGAAGTTCCCGCCGCCTGAAAAACTGTCCAAGGCACATCGGTTTTCGGCGTCTGAGGATTAGTATTTGTTAAAAAACGGCTGTAACCCGCACCGTTAGACGTTACCCACATTTGAGCAATTCGCTGCATAGTGTAAGAGCTTTGGTAACCACAACCATTTGCGGGAGCCCAGACAGTATTACCATCGGCATCACTGATAAACGATGCACTTGCATCATTTGGCTTATTCTGCTGAAGAGAGCCTAAACCGAAAGCCCCAACTTGCATGACGTTCCCTGCAGCGATTCCAACGGTCTTCGTCGCACTGTCTCCTAAACCGAGGTTTGTGCGAGCGTCTTCTTTGGTCGTTGCGCCAGTACCACCTTGGTTAATCGGGAGTGCCCCATTCGACCCTTTTTGCAGAAGTTTACCGATAGCGGGAATCGTTACGCTCACACCGTTAATCGTCACGGTCACGTTTTGATTCGCGGTCGTGCTGGCAAAACTCTCCCACGCACCAATATTCTCATCGTATTCGTTGATCAGTTGCGAAATGCTTTGTGCCAGTCCATCGACTGAAAGGCCATCTGTAACGAGGATGCCATATTTCTGACCGGTCAGCGCCGGTGACGCCGCGGGTGTAACAGTGAGTGATGTTGCGCTGTTAACGGTGATGATCTGAAACATCTGTACCGGGTTTGAGAGAACGAGAATAGTTTGCCCTGCTCGGATTTGACTAGCAGGCGCAGTCCAGTTTGTGCCGTTGCCGGTTGCATTATTTCCGTTAATTGCGATATTGCCAGTGTTATAAAGCATGAACTACCTCACGATAATAACGATCGTTAAAAGCGATCAATAAAGTAAAATTGATCGTTCATATCAATCTGACTAATTTTTAAACCCTAATAAAATGGAAATCCCCGCACTTACAGGAATGTTGAGATGAAGCTTTTATTTGCTGCAGTGCTTTTGCTGCTGGCTGGATGTACAGACAAACAGACAGATTACGCATTCCAGATGGATTATCCGGTTGATGCCGCTCGTTTATCCCTAGGTGGTGATATCCACGTAAATATCGACTGTGCCACCAGAAAAATGGAAGTTATTTCAGACAGCAGCAATGGACTATTTAGCCGCCATGTAAATAAACGACTGCCTAATATTTGCTATAAAAAAACGGATATGCTCGATATTGTTTATCGTTTTAATTCAGCAAAGGGCGTGAAGCAAAATATGATTGCAACTCATTACCCTCGCGTCCCTCCAGCATCAAATACCCACAAACTGAGCGATGGGGATTCTTAACCCACGCCCCTGAAACGTCTGGCTCCAGCTGCGCTGATTTTTTGAAATATATCTGCCCTGCAGCTGAGAGCCAGTCCATTTGAGCACCACACCTGAATACCCGACAACCGTACCATCATCGCTGAGGTTTCCCGGGCAGTTGTTTACCAGAATCCAGGGAGTGAAGCTGAGACTCACTGAAAAGGTATTGTTCTGCAGGTCATAGTTCGCTGGCACGTCAAAAAAACCAACGACTCTTGGCATCTTCGAGGCTGAAGCAGCGCTCCAGATAAGGTTGCCAGCACTATCAAACACATCGAGATAACCGCTCTGGATGCCAATATTGCGCGCAGTTCGTATCATGCTACCCGCATTATCTTCCAGCATATCAGCACCAGGAAAACCGTATTTGTTCGTGCCCAGTTGCAGCCACCTTAAACGGCCGTCATTCCAGAATGACTGCTGAGTAAAGCCGAGCGTACTGCCATCACCAAACGGGCTGTTAACGCGGTAGGTGCCTTTATCGGTGACGGCACCCAGCGCGCGCTGATCGTAAAACAGGGTCGATCTGTTTTGTGAATCCACCAGCAGTTTACCGGCGCTGTTGTAAACTTCGAATCCGCTCATTGAAAGTTATAAACCTCTACACTGAGAGTGATTGCGGGACTTCCACCCGCGGGGAGATAGTAGAGGCTAAAGCCGCCGTTATAAGCGCGGCAAAAATACTCGTTTACAGTCACGCCGGTTGAAACGATTGTGACAAACGTCCCGTCCTGCGTTGCGCCAGAAAAAGCGACATTTTTTGACGTTTCTCCTGCGGTAAGCGAAACCGATGCACTGCCCATGTAACGGATCGCGTAATCACTTAAATCAACTGCAACCCGCCCTGCACTATCCCAACATTGCAAACCCTGTGGCATTACCATAACCCCATTCTGACGCGCAGCACGTTGTTGCTGTCGTAGATGCGTAGGAGAGTGCTCGATATCAGCATCCTTCCGCCCCCGGCCACGCCGTTAATTTCGAACGTTCCACCCTTATCAAGCTTCCAGCCTGCAGAGCCTGCGACGTAGTTATTGGACTGGATATAGTTGCCGATTTTGGCATTAGAAATGGTCCCATCACCGATAACGGTATCCCTGATGATCGTTTGTCCATTCTGTATGACGAACGGAAGCGTCACCGTTCCCCCGGCCTGCGCCATCACTGCAAACCGATCGGCCAGGAACAGCACCTGAGACTGCATTCCTGAAGGCGTATTTTCGACGCCGATCCCCATTCCGGCGGCATACTGTCGACCGTTAGCGTCCACCGCTACCTTGATGTTGTACATCGCGCTGAGGTTACCGTTCACATCAGCAACCGCCTGCGACGTCTGGTTAATCGCCGCTGTCTGGCCGTTCACTGTCACCGTCAAAGAATTAATCTTTATGGCCGAGGCCTGGGTAAAGTTCGCTAAGGTTTCAGTGAGGTCCGTTGAGTTGGATACATTGCCACCTGCAGACGCATCGAGCGTGACCAGCGCACGGGATACCGCCTCACTGGTATCAGCAATGGTGGTGTCGATGCGGTCAATGCTGGCGCTATTCCCGGCGTTCGTCGCAGTCTGAGAGCGGCGGGTTGTCACCTGTGCCAGGCTATTCTGAATAACGGCAATGGAGGAGTTTTTGACTCCGCCTGTCATACCGTCCATCGATACAGATATCTCATCGATTTTCACAGCGGCCTGCGCCAGCCCGTCAGTATTCTCCTGAATGGCCAGAGCCTGCTGTGCAAGCTCGTCGGCGTTTTGTTTGATGTCGTCGGCCATGCCAGCAATTTTTTCGTTGCCGTCTACGGCGCTCTCGATCAGGCCCTTAAACGTGTCCGATTCTTTGATATCTTCCAGTATTACATCAGTGATGTCAGAAACATCGATACTGGCCTGCCCTCGCACCCAGTCTGTGTACCCTGATTCGTTTCCGGTTCTGTCCACCAGCTGCGCTCGGTACCAGAAAATCTGTCCCGCCTTGAGGCCCATCTGCTGATATTTGCGCTGCGGGTAAGGCACATCAGCCAGCAGCATCGCATCATCTTCGGCCCCGGTCAGGCTGTAATGGATTTCCGTCTTTAACGTATCGTCGGTGTTCGCCGGGAACCCCCAGTTCAGCTCGATTCCAAACACCACGTTTTCAGAAGCGATAAAGCCAACTGGCTTCGGTGGATTGCCTACTTTACCCGTCAGCGTTTTCTCTTCTGAATAGCTCCAGCCGGATGAAATTTCTGCGGCATTGATGGCGCGCACACGCACAAGATAGCGTCCGGCATAAATACCCGGCACGTCAAAAGACGTGGTGGAGCTGCGCGGCACATTCACCCAGTTCCCGTCGTTGCGGCGCCACTGCGCTTCATAGGCGATAGCATTCTGCGCCTGGTCCCAACTGACGCGCATTGTTTCAACGCTGATATTCTGCTGAACCATCGAGAAGGAGTTGATCACGATGTTTGCTGGCGGCGCCTGATTGCCGGGAGGAATAACACTTATCGGGCGCTGGTCGATGATCGCCCCTGTATCAATGCGGGCGTATTTATCTGGATCGTGATTAGCTCCGGCGATGGTAAATGTCCCATCATCATTGTCCGTCACGCTAACTACACGGTATTGCTGCGAGTAAAGTTCATCACTCTCTAACAACCAGACAGCTTCAGCGTTTGGTGTTTCGCTATACGACGTGGTGACAGTGACCGCTTTATCAGAAATCGCCTGGATAGTGCGTGACTGAGAAACACCGGAAGGCAGGTTAACGATTAGCCTGTCTCCTGCCGCGGCACCAGGACCACGATCAAGAGTGATAACCCGGCCATTTGCACTGGCGACTCTTCCGCCCAGATCACGCCCGGAAAGGTTCCTGTCTGCCACAGCGATGACATATCCTGGTTGTGGAATATTGCCGTCCAACCCGACATTAAAGGTCACCACACGGTCTTTGTTATTTGTGAGAATGCCCCAGCGCCCTTTTCGGTTCGCCTCCGATTGTCTGGTGCAACCAATGGCCGTCAGTTCGAGCTGGTTGAAGCCATAGCGCGCCACCAATGCCTGTTCAAAAACCGGCTCCATAGCATCAGCGAAGGCATTATCTGGATCGGACCATGAGACCAGCGCGTTTGTGTACCTGCTCTTGGTCGTGCTACTGGAGTAGGTGAATTTACCTTCGACAACATTGGCGTGGGTGTAACTGAAGTCGACATCCCGCGGCATGTCCGCGAGGCAGACAATCTGATCATCACCCCAATAGGTCATGCCGCGGAATATAGCCGCGAAGTCTCGCAGCACGGTGTAGGCGTCGTTTCTGTCCTGAATGTAGACGTTGCAGGTATATCGCGGCTCGGTACCATTCCCGCCCTTGCCGTCTGGTACCTGCTGATCGCAGTACTGTGCAACCTGGTAAAGCGACCATTTGTCGATATTGGCTGCAGTGAGACGATTGCCTAAGCCGAAGCGGTCAGTGACCACCAGATCGTAAAAAATCCATGCAGGATTATCCGTCCACGCCCACTTAAACGTGCCCGTCCAGGTACCGCTGTAGGTTCGAGTATCGGGATCGTAGGTATCGGGAACACGGATTACGCGTCCGCGAGGCTCGCAGGAAATCTGAGGGATGGAGCCGTTGAACTGGCTTGAGTCAAACTCGATATAGAGCAACGCCGTATTCGGGTAACGCAGTTTTGCGTCAATCACCTCAGTAAAGCTTTGCAGCGTCATTACATCGCCGATTTTCGCGCTATTTGCGTCAGCGGTTATCTTGCGCAGACGAAGCGTCCAGGTGCTGCCCGCCTGCGGTAAATCGATACGGTGGCTGCGCTCGTAACCGGAGGTCGTTTTCCCGGTCACGCTGGTGTTGAGCACGGTCTGCCATGTACCGCCGTTCGTCTGCAGGTCAATTGCATAGTTCACCGAGTAACCGACCAGATCACCGTCATTCTCTTGCTTAAAAAGAGAGGGCCACTTCAGGCGCAGCCGGACGGCTGATAGCTGTGTGTTGGTGAAAGTGCGCGTCCAGGCAGTTTCACTTGAGACCTCATTGCCCACACTGATTTCATTTTCGGTTCCGGGAATACCCTGGATGTATTTCTGAGCCTGCGTTCCCGGTCGGAACTCCCACGTTACGCCGCTGAAATTCTGCGAACCGTCTGCGTTCTCGATCGCGGTACCATCCAGATAAATATCCTTTCCAGTGAGGTGGCCAGCGAACTCTCCCTCTCCAAGCGCGATGAGGATTTTCGCCTTTGCCACAGACTGCAGATCGTCCGGTTGTTCTGTCGGAGTTCGTGAGCTCGAGCTACCTCCCTTGCGGCCTTTTATCGGATTAACTTTTTCCATATCACGCCCATAAAAAAAGCCACCCGAAGGTGGCCTGAAATAATTAATTGGGGTTATTGCTGGTCTTCGACGTAAATTCCAGCGGAAACGATCGCACCGCCGATGCGACGTTTGCCGTAGAGCAGTGGGACCGGATTGCCTTGTGCAGTGGTGTTGGTCACACCGCCAAATGCGTAACTGGCCTGATTATCTGCTGACTGCTTACTGGCGAGGCCCGCCGTCTGCGGCGACATCATTTGTACAACGCCGCCGATCATCATTGCAGCACCGAACTTCGCTACGCCGTAACCTGCCGCTGATAGCGTGCCGCCAGAGAAGTAGCCAATCGCGACACCGACGACGACCAGTACCGCACCGAGAATGGTCTGGAACGCGCCCGCTTTCTTACTGCCGATGACAACAGGCGCGATACGAATATCTTCACAGCCTTTATCCATATCGAGCTCATCAGAGATAAGATTGCGCTTCCCACTGAAAACGGCGTAGGTTAGACCGCGTTGTTTACTGGTATTCAGGAAACGTTCGAAACCGGGAACAATCACACAGAGCGCTCGGATAGCTTCTTTTGGTGATGCAACTGAGAGCTTGTATTCACGACCAAAAGTCGCGCCAAGCACCCCATAAAGGCGAACCTTCCGTAATGGTTCAGTCATCGTCACCCCGCCCTGATAAATCTTTGTATCTGAGGGTTTTCATTGTTCGTTCCCGCCAGTACCCGCCGTAAGGCACACGCTGACTGAGGTGGCCGTAAAGATGATGAAGCAGCATATTCCCTTCCAGTAGGATGCCCGCATGGTTCCACTTATCAGCCTGCACTTGCATGATAACCATGTCACCAGCTTGCGGTGGACCGTCAAATTCGCGGAAACCGCATTCATACCAGCATTCCTGGTAGAAGTTGTCCGAATAGCGGTCCTCCCACCACGGATAATCCACACGATAGTCGGTCAACTTAATGCCATGGGTTTGACGAAAATAGCTCATCACAAGCCCCCAACAGTCGAAATGGCCGAGCACAAAGGGGCGCTGCAGCAGCGGGAGTTCACCGCGCGGCTGGATGGTACGTAAATCACCCTCAGGCCAGCTGACGATATGCCACGGCACCAGAGTTGCATCACACTGCGCTTTATCCAGCTCGCTTGGTTGAGTCGTCGCGTCAGGATGGCTATGAACTATGGCAATCACCGTTCCCCAATCTTCAGCTGCGGCGTAATCCTCGGGCGAAAGAAGAAACTGCTCTGTCGGCTCTGACGCCAGGTTGCGGCAAGGAAAATAGCGTTCCACCCGGCTTTTCTGAGCAACCACTCCGCAGCTCTCACGCGGATACTCTGCAGCAGCATGAGCCATGACGGCGTTTATCGTTTTCTGACGCATGTTCAACTCCTGATTAGGGAAGTCCCCGGAAAGCCACCAAAGGGTAATTCTTCATTCTCACCAAACCTCATTCTGCATGCGGTCAGTGTGCCATTGCAGGCATCTAGCGACGGATCGTCTACCGGATTATTGTTCAGGTCGAAGTAACTGGCGCCGGCGTAATCGCACCCGTCACCCGAGCGATACTTGTTGCGAATACACCAGGTACATAGCGAGTGGAGTTGACGCGTCGGTATCATTAATCCCTGAAGATCCATCGGGCTAGTGAGAATAAACTCGACGCTTTCCCCCGCCAGTTCGTTGTTCTTTCCATCAATGTAGAACACCCGTTTTCTGACCTGCAGCGGATCAGCCGTAGCGTTTCCTTCAGGAAAGTTTCTAGCATCCAGATAATGGGCAAAAGTATCGTGAATAGTAACCTTCGCCTGGAGCATGTCGTCGTAGACCAGACAGAGCGCAGTGATCGAGCTGTCGATGTTTGCCACCGTCAGGGTCGGCTGTGCGTTGCTGCCGTCGGTTGATGCCTCAAGCCCTTCGAGCTGGTATGGCCATGCGGCATATTCTTTTCCCTGCCACCAGATACTCTTTGCTACAAGTTTCGTTTCATCCCCACCAGCAGCGGCAATTTCATCAGTTGTATGGGGCAAGTTGTACGCATGAAAACGCAGTACGTCATCGACACCAAATGTGGAGCCATCAACCTCAATGAGGCGAATTTTATTGCCCGGTTCGAGTCGCTGGTAATCTTCTGTGATCATGGTGCATATGCCTGCTTGAAAGTAGCGGTTATGGTTATTACTTTGCTCGAGAGGGGTTGCGCTTTCAATGAATCAGCCTCAACGCGGTAAAGTCCCACCTCGCCAATTGGTGATGTCCATATAAACGATTTTGTGATGTGCGAACGGCAGAAATTCAGGGCGGCTAGCATCTCTGCTTTTTTACCTGTGAGTGTTATTGGCCAGGACTGCTTTTCGGGATTGATACCCTCACCTGCAATCTGCTCGTAGCCGTCACCGAAAGATGCGGCACGAGTGAAGTAACTAAACTCGCCCTCCATGCCTGCCTGAATCTGGGTTCGCCAAGTGAATGTTTGGATCGCCACATATCCTCCGGGCATAAAAAAACCCGCCGGAGCGGGTCAGGTTACTTGCAGGCTTCTTTGCCTAAATAATAAGCTATCGACTCGCTTACTATTGGTGCCATATTTGGATCAGGCTGCGAATTCTTCATTTCTTCCAAGGTATCACCAGAGCCGAGATACTTTACTTCGCTTAAATCACAGTCATAAATTCGCTGTGAAAACGAAACACCTGATGGACCTTCTCTTTTTGTCGTAATGGTTCGAAGTGATCCCTGAGAACCTTTTTCCAACAACGTATAAGTTGCATTCGAATCAGTAGGTACCTGAATTTGATTCGCCCCTGCCAGCGCTGAAAAAGAAAGCATGGTAAAGCTTAAAAGCAGTAATTTTCGCATATCCCTATCCCCTACTATTAGTAAGCCAAAAGAATATCAGGGTTCAGGAAATGACAGAACCCATCGAAACGGATTATCGTGATCTTGTAGCATTCCAGATCAATCCGCCTGGTTGAAGTTGCTTGGCAATACCTGACCGGACAGACTGATCAATGGTCTGTTTGTATGCCCGGGAAATCGCTTCGTCATTACCCGAAGTTTTCTGCTGTGAGTTCTGGTTCTGCACGACAACTGAGGTTTGAACCGTGATACCACCAGCGCCAGCGGATTGCAGTCCATACATAGGCGCATTACCAACATAACCGCCATCAGCGTAACCCTGAGCGCCGCGCATCATCGCGTAAAGATTGCCGACACCAATCGCGCTGGTCGCTTCTTTGGTAAAGACAAACTCGCCGCCATGCACGACACCTTTCGGCTGATATTTTCCACCATCGCCGGTATAGCCCCCGCTGTCGAATGCCGGGACCAGCCCACCCTGAGAAAAACCGAAAAAGGCCCCAACAGCCGTCCCTCCAAACGCTGATTTCATACTGTTGACCATAGCCAACTGGACCAGCATTTGCGCAATGCCCTTAAGGAACGTTGTCAGGAAGTCGCTAAAGCTAGCTTTGCCTGTGGTGAAAAAGTCCGTGAGCGTTGAAGCCATCCCCGTAAATGCAGACTGGGAAATGTTTTGCATCTGACCATAAACATTGGTTGCGCTGTCTTCAAACTCGCTCCAGCCCTTTTTCGCGCCGGTCAGCCAGTCACCACGCATCTGGTCTTCTGCATCGTAATAGTCGGTCGCAGCCTTAATCTGTTTCAGGTAGCCCTCATCCGCCAGAGAACCACCTGAATTCTGCCAGCCGGCGGCAAGCTGACTTTTAGCCAGTTCCCGCTGCGCCTGTCGGTCGCTCATCCCGGCCCCGCCTGTTAATGCGGCCTGCTTCTCGGACATCTGCGTGGCGTACTTCTGTGCCGTATCCATCCGCTTGTTCAACTGCTCCTGGGCGGTGATCTGATCACCTAAAAGCGCTTTCTGCCTCGCCAGTTGCAGCACCTGGTCTTTGCTCGCCAGAAGGGATTGCTCCTGCTTCGTCAAAACGCGCGAGCGCGAAGCCTCCTCCAGTACCTGGAACCTTGCTTCAGTAGTCCATAAGCTTTTGCGCTGCTGGCTTATGGTTTCGTTCAGGTCACTGTGCTTTTGCAGGGCGTACAGCTGCGCCTGAAGCGCCAGCAATTCAGATTGAGCAGAATCCTCAGCTCGCAGACCGGACGAGACTGTTTCCCCTTTCGCTTTTGGCGTTTTGGGGTCTCTATAAAGCTTCTCGATCCCGGCTCGCGCCTTGGCAATGTCCTCAGCCGTCCAAAGTGTCGCCGTGCCGTTTTTGGCAGCCCTGGCATTATCTGCAATCGCTTTATTTAGTTCGTCCTGAGCCTGACGGCGCTTCTCCGTAGCTTCAGTCCCGGCATCAAGATAGCGATTCATGATCTGTTGGGCAGTTATCGCTTCTTCGTTAATCTTATTGCCTGTAGAGGCAACAACATTCAGGTCTTCCTGAAGAGTGATGGCCCCAAGCATGGGGTTAATCTGGGCTTTCAACGATGCAATGGCTGCCAACTGGGCTTTACGCCGATTATCGTAATCGCGGTCCTGCGAGCTGGTGTCGTAGTTGTAGCCGTAACCCATCCTCTGGCGTTCAGGTAATACCTTGCTTTCACGCTCCGCCAGTTCAGCTTGCATATTCGCCAGCATGTCTTGTGGTGCGTTCGGACGCCCGATGTTGAGCAACTCGTCCCACATCCCTTTGAAAGCATTGCGGGCAGAAAGAGCAGCTCTCTCAACCAGACCGAGATTAGCGAGGATCTGCTGGCTTCTGCGTTGTTCTGCCTGGCTGAAAGCATCAGCGGCTACTTGCCCTGCTGTCTCTTTATCGCCACGGCGTTCCAGCGAAGAAATGTATTCAAACTGCGCTGCTGTCAGGTAATGCAGTTGGTTGTTCAGCTCTTGTGATGCTTTGGTTGGCTCGGAGAACAGCTTCTGGAAGTTAGCGATGGTTTTATCCACCGCTTGTCCGGTGGCCTGCTCCATCGCAACTGCCGCGCGGCTCACTGTCTCAAGCTTGCTTGCATCAAACTTTCCAGAACCCACCACCTGAGCCAGAACAGAAGAAGCCGCGTATTGGTTGATCCCGCCACGAGATAGAGACTTTGCCAGTGCAGACAGCTGTGCGGCAGTTTTTCCCGCATAATTGCCGGTCAGTATCAGCTGTTTGTTATATTCGGATGCCTCTTGTGAACCTTTATACCAGGCAGCGACCAGCAGGCCAGCAACACCAATCATTCCCCCTAAAGCCAGCTTCGCCGGCGTTACTAGCGAAAGAATGGCTTTCAGCGCATTACCCACTCCGCCGAACGTATCGCGCAGTTGACCGCCCTGCTGGATCGCAACCATGTATATCGGCATACCAGATGCAAGTGAGGTAACGATGTCGGTCATTTGCATTGGCAGGTAACGCATCGCATTACGATACTGCCCCGCACTGATCGCGCCGTTCTTCCAGACGTTTTCTTGTTCCTTCAGTTTGGCGATCATCGGAGCGGCCTGCTGCGTCACTCCCAACTGTGCGGCTTTTAGCTCAAGGATTTCGGCGCGAGTTTTTCCGATTGCAGCTGTCTGATCCTCCAGTGAGGCGATGAATGTTTTCCCTGATGCGGCTGCCCGCTGCGCCGCCTGAGCCTGCTCGATGCGAGCCCGCCCTTCTGCCGTCTCGGCCTCCATGACCTGCGCCAGTTTCGCCCGGGTCGTCTCCAGCACGCTGTTGTAGCGAGTGAAATCTTCATCATCCACCAGCCCTTTACCGCGAAACTTCGCCAGGCTTTCCTGAATTGAGTCCAGCTCATCCAACGCCTTATTCACCGGGCTGATTTTGTTCAGCAAGTTCTGCAATTCCTGGCGCTGTTGCTTCAGGCTCTCGCTATTTTTCTTTTGATTATCGACACCGGTGCGGAACGTACTGTTCAGGTCATCCGCTTTATCGGCGGCGGTTGCCGCAGTATCCTGAAAGCGTTCCAGCTCCCGATTGCCGCGCTCCAGTTCGCTGGTGTTGACGCGCAGCGAAATGGTGGCGATATCGTTACTCATTCCACCCTCTCTTTATGCATGATTTTCAGCGCTGCGCGCTCCATTACCCGGATATCTGAAAGCGCGGTTACTTCGTCGCTCACGTTATGCAAACGCATCACCCATGGCAGTACGTTGTAGTCCAGCCCGGACGCGCCGCCCATTCCCGTACGCCATTGAGTACTGACGGCCTGGAACACGACAAACGAAGGCCAAACGTCGGGCCATACATCCACGATCTCATCATCGTAATCGTCAGGACTCAGCCCGTAGGGAGCAAGGTCGGATGCCGTGGGTTCAGGCGTATAGAACGCCGAGGCAACCGCTATCAGTTTTTTTCGCGCTGGCCCAGCAGTTCGCGATAGTAAGTCTCCGGAATGGCTTTCATGGCTGCCGGGTAATTTTCCAGAAGCACAGCCAGGTTGTCGGCGTTGAACGCATCGGGTAGCGCCCAGCCCGCAATGATTTCCATCAGGAAATCCGTGGCTGATTTGCCTTCCAGCTTCTCCAGATCGGCCAGCTCTTTAAGCGGCTTGTGGTTGAAAGTGAAGGTCAGTACGCCGTCTTCATCACCGGCGCGCGGGATCGTGACGTTTGCTTTGAAAGTAGGTTTAGGCTGGAGAGTAAACTTCGTTGCCATCGATGCCTCTTAACGTAAAAAAGCCTCCGGACAGGAGGCATGTGGTTGGTTCCTGATCCCGGCTTACGCCGTGGCATTGGTCACTTTGTAGAACGTCATGGCCGGAGACTGCAGGTTCAGAACCACACTCACCGTCTCCACCTCATTGACCGCTGTGGTTGGCGTGTCGTCAAAGGATGCCGTGGCCGCCCAGTAACGGTTTTCTTTAGCCTTTGGAACGTACATATAAGCCGCGACCGTATCTTCATCCTCATCCAACTGGCGCAGCAGCGGGTAAACCGGAAGCGTGGAATCGTGGGCGATCGAGTAGGTCTGCGAAACAGCAGATTTGTAGGTGTTGAGGTTGCGCTGGCGATCGTCGCTCAGGAACTGGATTTGTGTGGTGTTCTGATCGCCGCCGGATTTCGAAACCTCTGTAATCTGCGGCAACTCGGTCCACTCGAGAACCTTGCGGACAGAACCAGTACCACCACCAGCAGCATATTTGTTCTTGTTAATAGTATTGATATTTCGCAGCGTGACCGCGCTTTCAGCAATAGCGTCGATTTTCGCAATGACGTTATCAATTCCGGACCAGCTGCAGTTCACATGGACAATATCACCTACATCCAGCTCCTCCGCGGAGCTGACGGTGATCACCACGTTTTCGGCGTTGGTCGCGCCGGTGAAAGCAATTGCCGGGCCATAGCCCGACGCCAGATAGACGTGAGCGCCGTTAGGCAGTGCAAAGCCCATAGTGGTTACTCCTTCGAAGAAAAGAAAACCGGCGCGTGGCCGGTCTGTTTTGAAAAGGTGAGAAGCAGAATTAGCTGACGATATCTGCCCGGTAGTTCAGGCTGACAGGAACGGTGTAAGAGACGTCCGTCGAAATGCCCCGGAAGATACCCGGCGCGCCACTGATCGAACTGATGAAACCATTACCTTCAACTTCCAGCCCTTCAGGGAAAAGCTCAGCCACCCGGCCCGCCAGCGCCACAGCAGCTGAGCGGCCAGTGCCAATGGGAGCCACAACGTTGATCTGATACACACCAGAATAAACTCGACAGCGCAGACCGAGATCAAGCGTGCGAGGTGTGGCGGGCATGTCGTGTACCGCGAGGTAAATCGCATCGGCAGGCGGTGTGAAGGGTACATTTTCCCAGGCAACTGCGATGCTCTCAGCATCGGCCCAGGCACCAAGCCTCACGGCCAAAGCCGCAGCAATATCTGGGATCACTTCACCACCTCCCTGATCGCTTCGTCAAAGAAACGCTGAAATTCTGCTGCCGTGATGCGCACCATCCCGCCCGGCGCCTGAGTGGAGTGCCCCATTTCAAGTGGATAGGCGTAAGGTACGTTGTTGCAGAAGTAGATTGAACTCATCCCCACTTTGAACAGTGAAAGCGTGTAGTTCCCTGCGGCTTTGGTGAGATCGCCTGTCTTATCAATCCGCCCGTTTTCCTCGGTCGTGGGTGCATCAAACGACACCTGCCAGTTGCCGCGAAACCGCCCACCTGTGTAGCCTGGCGGCACTTTGATATCCATCCTATCGACAACCCGCGCTTTTTTCTTCAGTCGCCCGGTTTTCGTGAGGTTGGCAGGATCTGTTCTTTGCGCCTCGTTGTGTTCATACACAGCGCGGTTATAGGATGCGGCCGTTTGATTGATTTCCCAAAGCTCAGGGTTTCCGACGGGAGACATCATGACCAGCTGATTGAGGATTCTTATTCCAACCGCGCGAACCACCGCATCCTGGTTGGCTTTTGCCTTATTGACGAACGCAGTGATATCCGCGATGAATGCAGCATTCTCGCTCATACTAGGCCCTCAATTGCGTTTTATAGCAGAGCACCACATCTGCCGGCTTCGAAGGATTCGGTTTCACCACCCGATGGGTGATACCGTCCACGTCGGTCAGGTCTCCGGTTTTGATTTCCTGCTCTGCGGTAAACACGATACGAACATCCCCGCTTTCAATTACCGTTCCGTCGATCTCGCCTGGCTGATAATCCGTTTTTACGCCCGTGGTTGTGAAACGAATATCGTCAGACCTGTGCTCAATACCAGCAATCACCGTCACCGAGCCCTTTCGGATGACGTTATACGAAATGCCGTTCTGCCTGATCATGCGGGTGGCAGTGGCTTGCATGCGCTGATAATTGATTGCCATTACGTACGCTCCGCAAAGGAATTGATGGCATAGCCACGACCACCAGCCAGATCGCCAAGAATTGCCATGACTGCCGGGTAGGACGGTGTAAAAACCTCACCATCTGCGACCGCGTAGGTCATGGTGACTGCCCCTTCCACGCGCTCGGTCTTCACAGCCGCCTCGCGTGTACTTGCAAGCAGATCGCCGTCTATCGCCTCGACCGCCAGCATGCACTGTGCGGTGATAACCTCCTGAGGTAGTTCATCAGGTGGAAGATCGTGACCATCCAACACCACGTTCAGGCGCGGCCATGCAAGCGGTTGTCGGGGCTTCGCCTTTGAGCCTACCCACTCCAGACCTTCCAGATAGTCCATCGCCTTAATCAGCAATGGAGATAGCTTCTCAGGCAGCTCAATGCCACGCAGCACGGCGAAAGATAACAGGTCTTCCTCGCTGGCGTAGCTGTTGGCGCCATCACTGGTGATATCGGTATTAATCATGGAAATATCCCGAATGTGGGGCTTTCGCCCCATGCGTTACTCGCCGGCAGGTGCGGTGAAAGTGATTTCATCACTGGTTTTCGCCACATCATCAACCGTACCAGTGACCGTAAAGGTCCCTGCTTCGCCAGCGGTAAGTTTTACCGTAGCACCACCAGCAGAGCCAGTCTGCGAGCTCTCAGTGCTGAGCGTGCCGCCCGTCGATGACCAGGCCACACTCTTGCCTGCAACGCCGGAACCGTTGAGCGTATATTTCAAAGAAAGCGTTACCGCGTCGGTGCTGTCAGCGGTCGCGGATGATTTATCCGCTGACAGCGTTACTCCCCCGCAGCAGTTCCCAGCTTGATCAGAACGCCGGCCGTGGATTTGTTGCTGGTGAAGTGCTTCTTCCAGTTGCCGGCAGTACCGATTTTGGTCAGGTCTGGGTTATCGCCTTTTGACGTATCCCAGCTGTAGCCAAGCAGATCGACGTTCACAACGCCTTCGGCGCGATAGCCAATCGCGAGGTTTTCCTGATCGTTGATGTCATAGGAGCGGAAACCAGGCGCCTGAGATTCGGTCACGGTTACCGCCCCGGTCACCAGTCCCAGAATAGCATCGGCGTCCATGGTGTCGGTTACCAGAACCGGTTTACCGAGGGTGCCCGGCTGGCCTCCGTATACCACCACGCCTGCTTCTTCATAGATTTTGTTGGCGATCGCCTCATCAACGATGTCGAAGTAGGTGGCGGAGTGCATGACGAACAGAACCACACGGTTAAACTTATCGCCGTATTTACGCAGACCGCGCGTCAGGGTCTTTTTGCCATCCGTTTCGATATCAGCGGTCACCACCATTTCAGCGTTTGCGCCGATCGCCGCGGTCAGTGCCTTCAGACCGTACTTAACGTAGCCCTCCAGCGTTGCATCAGCCACATCGGTGCCAATCACCTCAGAGAACTCGTCAACGGAGCGGCCACGGCGTTTGAATGCTTCTTCGGTGGTTTCATACGGGCCATATTTCCATGGAGCTTTAACGGACACCGCTTCGGCCGCACCGATTTTTTTACCCGTTACTTTGTCGGTGGAATTCACATCACGCGATTCGATGGAGCCACCAACCGTGTAGAACGCGCGCTTACGGAAATCTCCGTCAATCAGTTCGTTGTCCAGCAGGATAGCCCCGTTGGAAGAGGCGTTAAAAATCTCCAGATTGTCCTGGCGGCGCTCCAGAAATGCGGTTTGCGCCAGGTCGTCATAAATAATCAGATCGGTGTTAACAGTCGTCATCGGGTAAATCCCTTATTTCGGAAGTTTGAGGAAGGCCTGCTGGCCATGCTTGCGGATGTAGTCCGCCTTGTTGCTGGCGCTCATTTCGGAGCGTTTCAGGCTGCCGCCACCGTTCAGTTTATGCCCGCCCGCGCCAGTGCCCTCCGCGCGAGGAAACAGATGTGGAGCCGTCTCCTTGAGAGACTCGGCCCACTCAAGCGGGCTAAGCGGGGTTTTCCCGTCCTTACCGAACAGAACGTCGCCATTTGCATCAACCGCTACGGCCTCGCCTTCGTCGTTGAGCTTGAAAGTGCCTTTGGCACGTAGGATCAGGTCGTCAGATGCTTCCGGTAGCGCGCCGGTTTTAGCGGCAGCTGAGCGGATAGCATCGCCTAGTACGCGATCCCGGAATTTGTTGGAGAACGCTTCGGCTTTATCCGCACGTTCGTTTGCTACTTTGATCTGCTTATCGACATCAGCACGCAGACGCTCGGTGCGCTTATCCAGCACCTCATCAATTTTCCCGGCGGCAATCAGCTTTGCCTCTTCATCGTCGGAGAAACGTTGCAGGATGCCGCGCACGGCGTCTGGATCGATACCATCAAAGCGGGACAGGTTTTCTTTCTGCTGCTTGATGGTCCCCAGCAGCTCAGAGTTTTTGGTTTTAAGACCGGTGACTTCGCTCGTCACGCGTTCGTCGATCAGCTTCTGGATTTCCGACGTGATTTCGACACCGCCCCCACCACCTCCTTCACCGCCGTTTTCTGGAGCGTAAAATTTCAGAAGCATATTTCGGATTAACATAATGTCCCCTCGGGATTTTGCCGGGCCTCGCCCATAAAAAAGCCCCGGCGGGTGCCAGGGCATGATGTAAGTGCTGATCGTTAGTTGTCGGTACCTGAAAGTTGCTTAAGTCGTTCCAGTGTTATCCATTCCCCTTTGTCCGTGAACATGTCACTCAGGTCGATTTCACCGGCACGGAGCAGGCGCCCGCGTTCTGCGCCCAGCACCTGATCCTGCCGCTGCGCCGGCTGACGTTTGAGCCACTCCAGATACGAGGTTTTCCCCGGGACCTGCCCGTCCATGCTGGCGCGGGTGCCCTCGTCCATTTCGTCTATATCAATGCCGAGCTCACGCCAGGACTTGAGGATCAGCGTTTCGGTTGAACGACAGCAGAAGTGAATTTTCCCGGGTCCCTGCAGGTAAGGCACCTTATGCCCCACCGGCTTATTATCCAGGGTGTAACGCAGCAGATCGCGAACGATGCAATCGTGGCTGGTTTTGTTGTCTAGAGTGGATAACCACTGCTTACCTTTCACGACATCGCTGTTGGCGCTGGTGAAGCTGTTACGCGCGGTCGCGGCCAGATGATTAACGGCCGTTTTGGCTATGCTGGCGGCATTCGCCCTGCTCATTTGCAGCGCGCCGTCGCGGTAGTCCTTGTTGGCGTGGCCACGAACGTTTCGCGCTATCGCTTCCACCGTGTCGCCTGCCAGATAACCACGCCGCACGGCGTTAACGACGCGCGTCAGCCTGTCCGACTCCAGATTACTCGCCCACTCGCTCAGAAGCCGCCCCTGAAAAGGCTGCGCCATCGCCGCAGCGTACACCATGTCGGCGGTAACACCCTGCAGCGGATAACGGGACAACACCTGGGAAGGCAGAAGCGAGTCGAACAGGCTCAGCTGATAACTGGCCTCATTCTTTGCAAGAGCCATCAGCTCGCTTTCCAAGCCGGTCTGCATGGCGGAAACGGCCTGGTGATTCAGTTCACGCACGCTACCGAGCAGACTTTCCATCCGGGTAACGCTGAAGCTTTCCGGTGACAGCCTGTCCAGCGCATCCAGCAAACGCGCCGACAGGTCTGCGTCTGTCTCGTTTAGGAGTTTAACCATCCTGTTGGCCACGCCGGTAGCGTAACGGCTAAGCCACACAGAATGTGCGATCGCCTCATCACGCAGGCTTTCGTTGACGGTTGGCATATCAGCCCCCTGTCAACGTGGGCGCCTGGTTGCGAAGCGCATCGATGACATCGTCGGGGTTGTCGGCCGGGTCGATCAGGTCGAGTTTCTGCAATGCCCGAATCATATCGGTATCGCGCAGCGCGCCAGACTGCCAGGCGTTCACGATCGCCGTGACCATACCGGACTCGGCCACCTTCGCGATGAATTCCTGATTGATGGTGTAAGCAGGAGACTCATCTTTGAGCCCGAGGTATCTTGCACACCAGCCCAGCGCCAGTGTATAAGCCTCAGAAACGTTCGAAACGCAGATACCGAGCACCGATGTGGAAGAAGTTTGCTCCCCGCTCGCCTGAGTCGCAGTCTTCGCCGTGGCGTTCTGCTCAATGAGTCGCGCGCCCAGCTGCACCATGTAGTCGCGCTTGCTGTCCATGGCTTCCTTCGCCAGCATGTTCGGCTGCGCCTGCGCATAACCAAACGAACCCTCTTTTGGAAGCAGCAGCGGAGAACGGGAGCCAATTTTGACGCCCTTCTTCTCCAGATGATCGCGCCACCCGGTATCGAGGCCAGTCATGTATGGCTGAACCTGACCGCAGAACCACACGCTGTCTTCATAGTCCGCACTGTTGCGGTAATGCCCGTGGTTAATCTCCACCAGCGCAGCCAGCGGGGAATCATCGATTGTCGAATCGTTATTCTGCGCACCGACAAAAGTGAATGGGATTTCATCCCAGTAATCCAGGCCTTTGGGCTTTGGGTGGTACTCGCTGTCGATGGTATAAGTCCCGCTGGCGGTGCCGCCGCTACGGCGCCACACCCGGCAGATAAACTTCCCTTCTTCCAGCGCCAGCTCGCGATACTGGATTTCGTCTTTGTAGGCGTAGCCATCCGGCTGCTCAACACATTCACGCAGTACCACCAGCACCAGTTGATCGCGCCCATTAATACGCTTTGTTCGCCAATTGATGATGTTTTCTGTCGGATAGCGAAGGATGATCGCCTCGTTGGTGGCCTCAGCGTAATCAACGTAAATGCCGTCGCGCGCAACCTCCAGCACGTTTTCGGTCACCAGCTGGGACTGCTGATAAATGCTCGTCCCGGCTCCGTCTGCATTATTCAGAAGGTACATGAGCTTTTCAGGGCCACTAAACGTCGGATCTTTCCGGTACGCCAGCCCGAGCAGGCCGATTTTCGTATTGCCTGTTATGGCGTAGAAAACCGCCCGGCTAAGGTAGTCCTCGTTGCGCTTACGGTTGCGAGAGGATTTATCAGTCGGATCGAGCAACGGCAGATATTTATTGCCCGCATCCTTAACCGCCTCAGCCCCTTTGCAGAAATCGCGGTATTTCCTCCAGGCAGCAGAAGCCGCCCGGTGTTCTGGTCGAACCCAGGTGATGTCGTCGTTTGCCATATCAGAAAGTGGTGTCCATGGTGATTGAGTAGGCTGGTTTCACGATCGGGTAATCCTTCACGATGAAGTACCCACCAGCGTCGTTGGGGTGATCGTTATCAGCTGACTTATCCGGTTCGCCGTTTGCCGCCCATATCTGCTGCTCGAGGCTTTCGGTATAGACCGGGCAGTTCTGGACGTTGACCAGATATCGCCGCTCACCGTTAGCATTGCAGAACATGGCGTTCATCGAGTTGATACGGTCTTTAACCGGCGGGTTGGCATCATCAACAATGACGCTGAATCCGGCATCGTTAAGCTGAGCAATATCGGTCTTGCTGGCGTTCTGCGATTTTCGGGAATCGCCCGAGGCGTCCGGATAGATATAGATCTCCCGGCTTTTAACGTACCGGCCATCCTCATAGCGCCAGAACTCTTCCTGAATACGTTTGATCATGGCTGGTGTGTCGTAGACCTTCACCAACTCACGAACGGCGCGCGGCAGGCTGTTGCGCTTAACATGAACAATTGCGGCCATTTTACCCACGTTGAAGTCCATACCGATAAACAGTGGATCGGTGTCCAGAATCTCGTCAGTGCAGTTATTCAGTTTACGGTTGAAGGTGTGGTAAATGGTCCCGCTGTTGAGGTTCGTGAACTTGCCCCGCAGATAGGCCTGGATCAGCTCGTCCGGGTATGAGCTGAGCAATGACGGAATGTAATCGTCAGGGAGGTTCTTCGCATTGTCGAACGTGCTGGCCTGAATTAGTCCGTAAAGCGCCACCAGCTCCGGCTTATCCCGCACCGCCTTAACGAACTGCTGATAGACGAACTTAAAGCCTTCAGGTGTAGTCGTGACGTCAATACCGTTTCGCAGACCGGGAACGTTGTAACGCATACGAGCGATGATTTTCCGCCAAGCCTGCTGCGCTTTTGCTGCCGGCATAACGTCCAGTTCATCAACCATCGCGTTACCGATTTTAAAACCGACAATCGAGCCGGGTTTCTCCATCGATCGGCAGATCGTTGTTCCGCGATAGCGCCGCCCTTCGTAGAAATGGACCTCCTTGTTTCCCTCGTTGATTTTGACCGTCAGGCCCCAGTCATGGGCCACTTCCTCAACGGTGGGATAAAAGATGTCGCGTATCTGCGGGTACGTCGGTGCGAAGTAACCCTGGTTAATCTTCGGGAACTCCCACATCCCCTTACAGATGCCGCCGCAGCCCACCCACGTCTTACCGGAGCCGAAGCCGGCGACGTAGGCTTTGAACTTGTGCTGCATCGCCAGGAAGCGAGCCTGCGGAATGTTAAGTGTCGGGCTGATCCCCATCATCTGCCCTCGCATCCACTACGTTGATATTAATTTGTACTGGGGTTGGTTCATCGTCGTCACCATCACCGGCCAGCTCTTTGCGGAGTTTCTCGATCTCCAGCAGCCGGCGGTCGATTTCGATCTGTTGCAGCCGCTGCGCGAACTCACTATCAGCCAGGCCAAGGCGCTTCATCACCGCTTCAAACATGCGCTCACGGCTGATGGCTGTGATTTCGACGCCATTTTTGCCGACCTTCACACCAGAATAAGCGAGCCGGGATACCGCGGGGAGTTTACGTGTGTCTGGGAAATAAGGCTGGCCAATGCCGTCGCCGTTGCAGCGTGGGCATTCAGGGTTGGGCTCTTTATTGTGGTCGTAGCCATAACCGCCTGTGTCTTCGGGCAGTCGCGCTCCTTCTCTTCCTTCAACCTTTGCCGTCTCTTCATCAAACTCAACGGCGTCGCGCCACTGGTAATGGTGACCGAAGCCCCAGCAGTAACGGCATGCGCCGCGGCGATATTGTGATAGTTGGTTTGCATCAAAGGTGGCGAGTTGCCACATCTGCGTGAGGACTTCATCGGCATCAGCAAGCGTGCGCGCAATGGAGGCTTTCTGCTGCTGCGCAATGGCCTGCGCAACGTTAGGATTCGCTATGAGTTGGCGGCCGTAGTTCGGGTCACTGTATCCAGCTCGCTCTGCGGCTGCCGTAGCGTTCTGGTCCTTGAGATATTCAGCAATGAAGCGCGTAATTTTCGGGCTCAGTTTGCTCCCTACCAACTCCTCTGCGCATTTTTCGGTTTGCGCACTGCGCACTTTCTTCTGCGCAGATTTTTGCGCACTTTGCGCAGCTGGTTTTTTGATGTATCGGCGTGCAGTCGCATAATTCAGTCCCTGCGCTTCACACCATTCCTTTGGTAATACGCCGGTGGCGGCATAATCGGACAGGAACCGTTGCTGAAGCACGCCCCAGTCCGGTTTCGCCATAAAGTCTCCTTAGGATTATGTGAGCGAAATCAAAATAAGCGTTCCCAGATAACATTGAATAAAAATGATATGCAGCACATATTGTTTTTTTAACCATTGGAGGAATGATATGTCACCTGCTGCGTTAGCTCGTTTAATTGAACAATCAAACTCACCTAATTCCGATATTTCTATTGCTGCAGCATATGCGTTAGGAGAAGGCGGCTCTTCGGCAGCTCCCGCGGTATTGGCACGCTTGATTGAAATGTCCCGCTCGCCAAACCCAGATATTGCAGTGGCAGCAACAAAGGCCTTGGGCCGTTTGTACCGCCGGGGTTGATTTTGCTCACCGCTACAATGGGTTTGCTAATTTTGATGAAAAAAAACCGCCTTTCGGCGGTTTTAAATTTTGTGGATGGTTATCCTTTTACAGCAGCCTGAATTGCATCGGCCAGCTTTCCAATGCGTTCGGCTGCTTGGTCTAAATCACTGTGCATAACACCATTGCCTGAGCTAGCTGACGCCTTAACTATCTCAAGAGCAGCCTGAACAGCCAGCAAACGCTGTGTTTTTTCATCAGTCGTAGCCATGCCATTTTTATAATAGTTTTCTAACATAACAATTCCCTTTCTTACCCTGACAAAATGGCGGGTTTCAAGATTTAAGTGGGGATTGAATTACATATTTCAAGGGCATTATATAATCCCCTCAGAGAAGAGCTTCTGTAATGATTCTTCCGAGAGTGTTGCTGTCCAACGCGTTGGACTTGGAGGTTCGTCTAATAATGGCCTGGTATTAGAGAGGGGAGTGCCCCACTTCAGGCAAGGTATTAAGGGCTGACTATAGAAGCAGGAATTCGCCTGCCTCGTTTCTATAGGAGGTTTCATGAAACAAAGCCAATTAATCGTATTGGTGTACCTTAATTCCGATAGCATCGGCTACATCGTGCACCTTATTTGCCTGCTGATTGCAAAGCACCACGGCCTTCTTCAATACTTCTAATCCCCGCCTTATCCAGATTGCACTGCCCCAGCGCCGTATAAAGCTGAGCGTTTAACTCCAGACTAGCCTGCCACGTGAACGGAACCACCATTCCGGGGAGCGGCGTGTCTGCGGTCAGGTCAGTGCTTATCGGCACCGCTGGGGCCGGAACGTAAACTGTCTGCGTGTTCCCGCAGGCTGTCAGTAGCGGCAGCAGGAACAAGCTGCTTAGCGCACATATCGCCCTCAAGCGCCTGCCTGATGTAGACAATGTGCGTTTCGCCTTTCTGGGCCAGTTGATTCTTAGCATTCTGGGTAGCCTTTGAGATGTCGCGGATCAGGTTCATGGCGGTGATAACGTTATTGGTGACAGCTTCGGATGATTCAGCCCGGGTCGTCGCCGTATCACGCTGGTCTTTGTAGGTGATGGCATTATCGTGGTAGTGGTTAATCGCCCAGGCCATAGAGACCAACAGGCAGATGACAATCGCGCAGATGATTGCCGTTAGACGACTCACTGGTCTATCCCCCAGCACACCAGCGCGCTTTCCTGATCACGGCGCTCCACCTGACCATAGCAGCCATTCTTCTGGCCTTTAGTCAGGCGGCAATCACGTCCGCCGTCCTTAATCCACCAGCGGATTGCCTCACAAGCACCCTTCCGATCGCCAGCATTTAATCGCTTATAGAACGTAGAGGGGAAGCATTTGCCGGGACCAATGTTGTAAGGACAGAATGAAGCGATCCCCGCTTTCTGTGGTTCAGTCAGCGGTACATTGATATTGCGTTCAACCCAGGCAAGGGCTTTATCACGCTCAATAGCATTCACCTGATCGCATTTCGGCTGCGTCAACTTCATGCCCTTCTCTACACGCTTGCCATCCACCAGCGTGGCGCCACGGCAAATTGTCCAGATCCCGGAACCATCTTGATAGGCCGTCGTGCTGTTCCCTTCTTTCTCATTGAGAAACTGGTCAAGGATGACCGATGCCGGCGCGCCTGCCAGTACAAGCCCCAGAACGGCAGCGCTCAACTTTGCTCTGGTTCCCATTATTCATCCGCCTTTTTTAGGACTTCAACTACAACGCTTGCAGCAGCTGGACGCTCATGCGGAGGTTTGTCACTCACGCCCTTGAGGTAGTCATCAACCATTTGGGTACGTTTCTCATCCTCTATGCGTTTGCGGTATGCATCGATGCGCCCGCTGATGTATGAAATCAGTGAAATAAGCAGACCAGCCGCACCAAAGAACATGAACACCAGATCCTGCGTGGTAAACCCAATGGCTGACGCCAGAGCTGCCGCCCACGCAAAAAACTGTGTGAAGATGTTCCCTGAATCATTCATTTTCATGGTCTCTCACCTCGCTCTTTGCGGGTGTAATTTGAAGTATAAAAAAAGGCCGCTTTCGCGACCTACGTCTATTCCCCTGCCAGTAGCCTGACCTCACTCACCGTCTGATTGAAACGGTCAGCCTCCAGTTCTACGCCAATCGCCCTGCGTCCCAGCTCCAGTGCTGCCTTGACAGTTGAACCAGACCCCATGAAGAAGTCAGCCACAACATCGCCGGGTTTACTGCTGGCGGTGATAATCTGCTGCAGCATGTCCGCAGGTTTTTCGCAGGGGTGCTTTCCGGGATAGAACTGAACAGGCTTGTGGGTCCAGACATCGGTATAAGGTACGGAAACAGAAACGGAGAAATGCCGCCTAATGGCTTTGTACTCGTCAAGTAGCTCTGAATATTCACGGTTCAGCGACTGCCAGGACGCCACAATTTGATGGTGTGGTTTATCCAGCCCGCTGTTCTGATGGTTGGTTATCGCTATCTGGCTAAAAAGAGCCTGCAGCTTTTCGTAATCTGCCTCGTTAGGCAGTTGCCACTGGCTGGCGCCGAACCAGTGCGACACCATGCTTTTCTTCCCTGTTGCATCGGCAATTTGTTTTGACGTTACGCCAAGGGCAGAGCGGGCATTACGGAAATAATCAATCAATGGCGCCAGCACAGTCTTTTTAGCGCTGTTGCGCTGGTCTGCATATTCATCCGGCTTATACGGGCATGGGTAATGCTCGGCAAAAATAATGCGCTCAGTCGCGGGGAAGTAAGCGCGCAGGCTTTCTTTGTTGCAGCCATTCCAGCGCCCGGAAGGTTTCGCCCAGATAATGTGGTTGAGAATGTTGAAGCGATTGCGCATCAACAGTTCAATGTCAGCCGCCAAGCGGTGGCCACTGAAGAGGTAAATGCTGCCGTTTGGTTTCAACACCCGCCAAAACTCAGCCAGGCATTTATCAAGCCACGCTAGGTAGTCCGCATCCCCGCGCCACTGGTTGTCCCAGCCTTCAGGTTTAACCCTGAAATACGGCGGATCTGTGCAGATGAGGTCAACGGCGTTGTCGGGGATTTGAGAAAGAACGTGGAGACAATCAGCGTTGAATAACTCAACACTGTTTATTTTTACAGTATTTTTCATAGATCAGTAAGCGGGTCTCTGGTAGGCTCACTGTGCTTTAGCGCTAAAGCGGTGGGCCTTGGTTCGCTTGTGACCTCTATGCATGAGCAAATGGCTGACTGGGTGCTTCAACACCCACCAGCCGCCCATTTCCACAACAAAAAGCCCCCATCACTGGAGGCGCTTGTAACATCCAAACTGGTAATCAGATAACCCGGCCATCACCAATTGCGTAAGTATCAACTGGCAACGTTCTCGAGTCAGATGGGTATTCTGTGCAATCTCCCCAGCCGTAGCTGGTTTGTTGCTAAGTTCATTGTAAACTGCCCTTGCCGTTTCGTTCATATCCTTCTGATTTAGCATGTCTTTTAACCTTTTTAAGTTACGTGACATACAGATAACTCTGGTTGCCCAGGGCAGCAAGAACTCTTTGCGAAGGCATAAAAAAAGCCCCGCGAGGTTAACCGCAGGGCTTTAAACGAAGGCAATAACCCATCGTTGGACCAAAATTAACACAGTTTCGGGAAAAGTAAATAGCTTACGATAAAATATCGCACTACTTTGTTATCAGCCTGAGCTGCGCATTAGCCCATGCCTCTTCGATGTCAAACTTGGTAATTAGCTGATCGTAAAATGGCTTAACAGACTTCTTCCAGGTATCGAGACTGATTGCATCCGTTATCTTGCACACCGCGGCATACGCCTCAGTCGAAGGGATTCGCTCATAGCCGCGCCCATTGCAGCGTTTGCAATCGGCCAGAATCGGTACGCCCTGCTTCTCAGTCAGTTTCTTATCGACGGCCTTACCGCGCCCCTGGCAATCGTTGCAGGCGCAGCTAATGACCTTCTTACCGTTGCAGGCTGAGCAGATAACACGAGCCACCTCTTTAACCTGATGCTTAACTTCAAAATCGCTCGGGGATTGCTTAAGGTCTTTAGCGAACTGGGGGAGTTTCATGGTGTAGTGCGACTTCATCGTGAACACATCGGCCTCGATAAAACCCTCTCCAGAGCAGCATTCACACGGCTTTACGCTTGCAGCGCTACGAGAATAGTCCTCAAAAGCGAAGGTGGCCAGTTGGCGCATCACCCGCGGTTTAAATCCGGCGTCCAGTTTGCGCAAGGCCGCTACGCTATCGCATTTGGTCAGCGCATACTGGGCCAGCAGCTCGATCGCCCTCTCCCGGTCGTTGTAACTGATGCCCATCTTTCCGAGAAAGGCACTGTAGCCCATGGCAGCGCGCTCCTGGGTCATCCCCATGGCCGCCATGATGTCCGTCCCGGTCAGCGAGTCTGAAGAAGTGGTGCGCGGAGAGTCGCTAATAAGCGTCGACTTGGCGAAGTGGTATTTCACGGTGTTTTCGAGGTTCATTAGGCTGCTCCTGCTGAATGATAGATACGAACAAAATTATGAAGAATGCGGTAATCCACCAGCACCGATCCCCGGTAGCGGTAAATGCGAAGGCGCTGCCATCGCGCGCGGAGTATCTCAAGCGTTTCTGGCTTCATCTGGCCTCCTCTATAATGATTTGCCCGGTCTCTCCCCAGATTTTGGTAACCCGTCCGTCCCAGACATGGCTATCCTCGTCAAACACTGCATCCAGCAAAGCTTTTTCCAAGTTGTCTTTGTCCGGCTTTTGTTGATGAGGCTGGCCGACATGCTGTGCTCGCTTTTTCTTGCTCCAGCTCTTTGGCATGGGGATAACGAACGTGACGTGATAACCGGACTCTGGCAGACGGATGCCCAGCAACCGGACCCGCTCTTTGTATGCCCAGTACGCCGTTGTCTCCGGCCGTTTATGCCAGCGGTCCCGCTGAGTCATTCGAGGTTTGCCAATTGGGATAATTTCGTAGATTTTCATGCGGGCACCACCAGACCACGGCGGACGACTTCGATCACTGTAAGCACTATTGCGCGGTCCATAAGCTGGCGGCGCTCTTCCCTGTTCAGCTTATTCCCGTTATCAATGCCGTCATGACAGCAAACGCAGAGCGCAGCTGTCGCACAGTCATCGGTTTTTAAACCCATGTCTTTCCCTTCGTTCCGGTGCGCCACCTGCGTTCCCCATGATCCACAAAGAACACAACGCTCGATTTGCCCGACGGCGGCGAGCCATTTTTTGCTGCGATAAATAGCCACGCTCACCCCCACATCCGGTTTTGCCACCGGCGATCGGCGCGCGGCGGATGGTTCCTTTCCGGCAGCCGGGCGCTAACGGTCCATGTGATGTAATCGGGGTTGAGGCTACGTTCGACGTGCACGCCACGGCGCTGGTATTGCGCCAGCAGTTCGTCAGCCTGCTCGGTACTGCACTGAGTGTGATGGAACCAAGTTTCTCTCATCGCCATCACCCCACAAAGCCAAGCAGCTGCGAGGCGATATTCTCGACTTCGCTTTGGCTGCGGAAGGAGCGCGATAGAATCCAGCGCCAAAGGACATCGAGTGCTGCTTTGTAGAGCTGCTGGAATTCAAGGTCGTCCATGTTGGCAAAAGAGATACTGCGAGGGTGTTTTCGAAGAGTGCCGTCGGGCAGCTGAATAGTGTCAAAGTGCCCTGCTTCGACGATCACCCAAGAGCGGTAAGCATCGAACGATTTGCAAAGACTTATACCATTTGTGACGCGGCGATTGGCGACCTGTTCCAGATATTGCTCAGCAGCATCGAGCAGCGCGCTTTCATTCCCGGCATAGGATGCGAGGAATTTTGCGTAGCCGGTAATCAGCTTGCGTTCGTTAGAAGAGATTGCTCCGCCAGTTGGTTCCCAGTATTCGAAGCCCAGATTGAGAAGCGCGAAGAAGCGCCGGTGGAATGCCGGGTTGCGAACCCGCGTGAACTCAGCAACCAATACGTCGCCGAGCCTAATTTTTGATTGCAGGATATCACTGGTCTCGGATGTCGCCGGGATCAGAATTCCTGAATGATGCTTGATGAGTTGTAATTCGTGCGCCATGGTTCTCTCCGTGGCGCATCAGGTATAGGTTGTTCAGGCCTATGAGTGAATAATATCAGACGGCGGGATGAGTCGATAGCCAAGACGTGTAGCAAACTGCATAAACCCATTCAGGGTAAAGATTTCCTCGTCCTCAAGTATTGGACGCATTGAAACCAATCCATTTACGCGATAAACCAGATATCTTCCGTCTCCCGGGAAGCTGTAGATAACTGCATTATCTGCCCTTCTGACCACGTCGTACCATTGGTCATCTGCTGTTAAGGTATCGGAACTACTCACTATTTCCCCCAGAGCGACATATTGATGCCGTTAATAGTTATTAAGGGCAGTCAAGCTAACGCAAACAGCGAGACTCTTCGAAACTGCCCCTATAAAATTCACGCGATCAATAAAACCACTCGTCGGCGCTTTCCCACGTTTTCTGAAGAATATCTTCAACTACTTTTTTATCACCTCCAAAAACGGTAAGGCCATCACTGCTGGCGCGCTTGATGGTCAGCGTGCAATTTGAAAACTCCTTACTGAGACGACTTAGTAGCTCCGCCTCTAAAGCGGGTATTGCTCCATCTGGTAGTTTCTTATTGCGATCAATGACTAACTCAACTTTCAT